CGCGGCTTGACGCTCACGGTACTCACTCTCAAATCTCGTCCAAGTGCTGTAGATTTTTGCCGCGTGCTCGTCGATGTTGGCGATAAGGCGAGTTTGGGTCTCGGCTAAAAGTGCGGTTAGTTTTTCGGGTGAAATTACCCACGCCTTACCGCTCCATTCTTCAAGCTCGTTCTCGGGCTTTATTAATGTGTAACCCTCTGGAATTACGCCAAGCTCACTAATTTCCATGGATTTTTTTGTTGATGTTGAATAAACGGTTTTGCCGATATGGTTTTCAATATATTGCCACTCGTCACTTGTCCATTTAGCAACAAAGCCTTCTTTTGCTTCCGGTGGGGTGGTATCAACACAACCAGCAGGCATTAAATAGATACCATTTTCGGCTTCTTCGGGGGATAAATCTGCGTCCGTTTGCCCAACATAAATACCTTGCTCATCTAATTGGCATACTTTTTTTGTTAATGGGTAAGTCATAATTTGTCCTTAATATTTTATACAGGCTAATAATGCGATATTACGAGGTCTATTTTCATTCGCGGTTGGTACAACACGAGATGCGTCGAATTTAAATCCAGTAGGCAGATTATTCCCCCCATTATTAGGATCTCCAGTCCATTGTTTATTCCCTTTTATTAAATCAAAAGCTCCACTTGTCTCCGCGAAATCAACAAATTGTTGTGACCAACTACCTTTAGATGTATCAAACGCACCAGTAATATTACGTATTGCATCACCTTGAGTAGTCCCCAATCTACGCCCAGCATCAACATTGCGACCATCATCTAAACCCCGGACAAACTCACCTCGCAAATCAGGCAAGTTAAATGTCGAGCGTCCATCACCTGCCCCGAATGTTGTGCCGATTGCAGCAAATAACGCGGCATAAGTTGTACGTGATACGGCGGCACCGTTGGCTTTCAACCAACCACTAGGCTGGGTTGTTCGCGCGAAAAAGGCAACTTCGCCCACTAGTTCCGAAATTTGAACGGAATCATTAATAGACTTACCACTCGATGTTCTTACATCCCCTGCGGAATAAAAGTCGCCATTATGTTCGAAGCCCCAATTTTTACTTGTACCGTTATCTTCAATGAGGTTAATAATGCCTCTGCCAAATCCGTCCCCATCGCCTTGTTTGGTCGTGTAGCCAAACGAAAATCCAGCGCCATAACGTCCTCTTGAGCGGACTAAACCTTTTATAAATGGGTGGTAGGTATCTTTGTCTTTTGAGCCTGTAGATTCGACTATAAAAGGCGCACCGCTTGAGTATTGAGACGAATAAGCGCCTTGTCCAAAATGAGTGGACGCAATACCGACTGTGTGCAGGATGCCCGTTAACCTATCACCTGATTTAGATACTCGACTATTCGCATTATTATTTGCTGCATCTGCTTTCGACACACCATCATTTGCTGTACGTTGTGCCGCATCTGCTTTTGACACACCATCATTTGCCGTGCGTTGGGCATTATCTGCAGCATTTTTGGCTTCCACTCCTTTGTCATAAGCTGTTTTAACCGCGGCACTGGTTGCGACGGTTTCTGTGCTATTGCTATTTACTGCAGAGGATTTTTTGCTATTGGGGATGTAATTAGAGAGATTGCGTGTAAGCGCATCAATAAATGCTTTTAGTAACTTAATCGATTTCGGGGTGGCAGCCATATCTTCGGATTCCGATTCATATCCCGAATAGAGTTGGGTTATCCCTTGTTGTGTGGTGCTTGCCTTGGCTATTTCGTGGGAGTGTCCGCTTTCATCAAATCCATTTTGAGTTGTGGCAGTAATGGTTTTTGGTGTCATTTGTTGTCGGGTGACAAAAATCACACTGTTATCGATGGATAATGTTACCGCACTAGAGGATTCTACTTTTAAGATCATCCGTAATACTTGGACTTTACCACTTCCGCTACTTTCTGTCGGTTTAAAACTTTCAGGGCAGTTTGCGTAGGCAATGAGTTTGTTTTGTGCGTCAAATACGCCCATTTCTCTTATGTAAAAACCGCCGACATTTTCAGGGATGGTTAATTCAACAATCACCTGTTTATTATTGCGAGGGTCGAGAGAGACGGCACTGACTGGTGCAATGTGCGTTTGATGTACGAGAGCTGTTGCGCTCGCCGTTGGTGTGACCGCCTGCCCATTGCCATCACCCACTGCAAATTGGGTGAGCTGTAACGGTTGCCCTTGGCTTAATGCGTGAGCGATAGCACGTGTTCCGTAGTCGGTTAATATTGCAAAATATTGTGATGCCATAAATATTCCTATTGTGGATATACTGTGATGATTTCACCGCATTGTTGACCAATAAAGGTTCTGAGTGCCCCTGTTGGTGAGATTGCGATAGCGAGCTGATTGAGATGTCTTGAGACGGGTTTAACATCGTTAATAAGTCGCACAAGTTCGTTATAGGTTTGTTCATTCAAGCCACTTTCAGACACTTCTACGGTTAAGCTAAATGTTCCTGGTGTGCCTTGCGGATTCGTTTGAAACCATTCTTTTAGTTCAATAAGATAGCCTATTGGCTCAACCACACGCTTTACTGCACCAATTGTGCCTTTGTGTTTGTGTACAAAATAAGATTGTTTAATCGCAATGCGTTTAACTTCTTCCGTCCAGTTTTCGTCCCATTTATCCACCGAGAACGCCCAAGCTAAATAAGGGAGTAAATCAGCAGGGCAGCGTTCAGGGTTGATTAAATCTGCAATAACAATGGGATTTTCTACCGCACTTTTTAGAATTTCTGCCGCACGTTTTTCTAATGGGGTTGAACCTATCGGCAGTAAATGATTAGTAATCATCACTTGTCATGATCTCCAAATTAATTGCCGTGCAGTAGGCTGATTTTGAGCTTGGTAGCACAATGTCGGCGGTAGGCGAGATAAGTTCTACCCGTTGTACACCTTCCAAGTGTAATGCGGCATAAATACCCGATAGGCTAATGTCTCGCCCTAAACGGTGTTTTTCTTCGGTGTAAGCAGTCAATTTTTTTAGAGCTGCAGCTTTGATTGGCTCGTATTCAGGGCCACGATAAAGATGTAGTTTGGCGCGGATTTCGTAGGATTGGATCACCGCACTTTGGACAATAACGCGGTCGCCAATAGGGCGGATGTCATCATCGTTAAGTTTTGCCCGAACAACATTTAAAAGGTTTTCATCAGCCTCGCCTTGACCATTACGGTTTAAAATCGTGACGGTGACATTAGCGGGCTGTGGTGATACCACAGACACATCTGCAACATCAGGGTGCGCAGAGAGCGCGTGGAAGATATAAGCAGAGCGAGGGCCCGCCACAGAAAGCCCCTCAAAGGCTAATTGCGTACGCAATCTTAATGAAGTGTCATCTTCTAAAATTTCGGGAATTTTAGGCGTAACATTATTATTCGCCTCTTGAATGACTTGTCTTTTTACATTGTAATTGGCGGCAATCACATCCAAATCTGAACCGCTTGCATAGGCTAACATTGTGGCTTTTGCGGCGTTATTGATGCGGTTTCTTTCCATCAACTGTAGGTAAACCACTTCTTGTAATAATTTCGTGATAGGTTCACTTTCTAAATTTAATCGTGCTTGCCAAAATGCTCTTTCATCTTGTGGAAAAAGTGCGATAAATTCCGCTTTTCTGTCTGCGAGCAAACTTTCAAAATCTAAATCTTCTAGCACTTTTGGTGCATCTAGTTTTGATAAATCGACTAATTCGCTCATTGTTTATGTCCTAAAAATAGTTTTTCATTGTGCATTTCTTGGTTATCTTTACGACTGCGTGCGACATAACTTGCCACAATGCCACCTTCAACCAATTCAGGTTTAAATTGTGTGATTTGTACTCGTGGTTCCCAACGATTAATCGCTGTAACAGCGCAAGCCGCCAGTTGTAATAACAATGTGTGGCTAATTGGGCGGTCTATTAGCATTGGGATTAAGCTGCCATATTCACGCCGCTGAATGCGCGAGCCAACAGGCGTTAGCAAAATATCGGCAATGGATTGTTTAATGTGGTCGCTTTCGTTTTTTAATGTTTCGCCAGTGTATCGATTCATACTATGCCTTTGCGTTAGAGGTTCGTTGACCATCGCCTTGTTCAACGTGAACGTGGTTTTGTAAACTAATTGAGCCACCTTTAATATCACCGCTTGCGGTCACACTGCCTTGTGTGCTGATATTGCCTTTTGTGGTGCTTGTGCCTGTGGTTGATAAAGATCCGTCAATATTCACATTGCCTTTGATATTGATAGTGGGGCAGTCAATATCAATTTGATTAGCAGCAGTAATGCTGGCGGTTTTGATGCCTGTGACAATCAATGCGCCACTTGATTGGTTGTAGGTAATTTTGGCACCGTCAGCAAATTCAATAACGTGTTCGTCGGCTGAATGGCTAGGGCTATTTTGTGTGTAAAGCCCAACTAATATGCAGGCAGTGGTAAATTCGCCGCTCACCGATAACATCACACATTGTTCGCCCACCGTAGGCGGCGACCAGGTTTTGGTTGTACCCGCTCGAAATGTAATAAATGGTAAAAACTCTGTGAGAATGTCACCGCTCTTTACGCGAGCACGTGCGGTGGCGTGATTCACTTCAGCGATCACCCCAAAGCGGATAATGTTGTCTAGTTTTCGTTGTAATTCGGCAGACATAGGCATTCACAGTTAAAGAATATGCCTTATTGTTGGCAATATTGTGCGGTGTGGCGAGTGTGGGAGCGTGTGGAATAATAGGTAACAAAAAAGGGCTTTCGCCCTTTTATTATGCTCTATCCCACATGGAACTACGCGCTCTTGCTTGGCGTTGGTTTTCGATGCGTTGTATTTCTTTTGCTACTTGTTGTGCTATGGCTCGTTCGTCCATGCCTTGTGCGGCATTGATGGTGATATTTACGCTCATTGGTTGGCTGGTTTGCGTCACCACTGGACGAGCAGAAATGGGCGCACGAGTATCAACTTGCACAGGCGCTGCAGTTGCAACGCTGATACCTAAACCGCCCGCAATCAGTGCTTGTTTACCGTAATTAAGGGCGTTGAGCGTATTGATGCCAAGTCGTGATGTGGCTTCTTTCGTCATTACGTATTCGCCACCGTGGAATATACCTTTTGGTTCAAACTTACCGCCATTTCCTGCATAGCCGCCTGACCATTTGTTAATATTTGGCACGTTGTTTTCTGCATTGTTTGTGACATTTGCAATATTTTGTTTTGTTTGTTCAATTTGTTTTTCTGTATCTTTAGAAAAGCCGAGTTTTTCTTTGATCCAATCCACAGTACTGCTAATGGCTTGTTGTACATTTTTAAAACTTTCGAGTACGCCATCTTTTAGTTTGTTCATCATATTAGAACCGAAGTTTTTTGCTGTATCGGTAATGCCTTCCCATTTTTCACGGAAAAACTCCCCAACTGAATTTGTGATTTCTCCCACTTTGGCACTTAATACGTTCCATTTTTCTGTAACAGAATTAACAATGTTTTGCCAAATTTGCCCCGCTTGTTCACTTAACCAGTTCCAGCCCTCAATGAGTTTTGCTTTCACTTCATCCCAATTTTGCCAAAGATACACTAATGCACCAATAATTAAAGCAATCACTGCTAGAATTGGATTGGCTAACATAGCTTTTCCTATACCCAAAATGGCAGTTATAGCAACTTTCCCAACCCATAAAAACGTTGAACCCAATACTTGGAGCACAGGTGCAACTAAAGACAAGGTGAAAAGCAAAGGTGCAAGAGCCATCAATGCCACACCAGCTATGGCGGTAAACTTAACTATTGTAGCGATTGCACCTTTGTTTTGGGATGCAAATTGAGCTAACCATTTGACTGCCTCAAATACGGTTTTACCAAAATCCCACAATCCTTGAATCACTTCATTGATAACTGTGCCAATATCTTTCGCCCATTTTTTTAACTCGCCATTCTGTTCAAGTTCATCAAATTTCTTTAAAAGAAATTGCAGTTTCTCTTTAATCCAATCAAATGCGCCATTCTCCATGATTTTCATTTGGAAACTTGCCCATACGTCATCAAGTTTTGCCCAAATACCTAAAAGCGTTTTTGATTGTTTTTCCATTGCGCCAGAATATTTTTCATTCCAAATACGTTTGAGCGTTTCTTCAATTTGTTTTCGGTTGTTTTTATCTACACGTGCAGATTGTTGTTTGCCATTTTTATCCGTATAAGTATATTCGATAAATTTTGTTCCTTTTATTGCACTACCTTTAATCCCAAATTCTTTCAAGCGTTCATTTTCACCTGTTACGGCATCGGCAATTGCCTCTACTGCTTGCATAACTGGTTTTCCCATTGCAGAAGCTGTATCGCCTAATGTTTGCAGTAATCCGTTTGTAGGATCCAAGCCGTAAGCGCGCAAACGCACAAAGGCTTCCATTGCTTCATCAAGGTTGGCTGGAGTATCTACAGCAAATTTTTTCACCCAATCAAAACTTTTCTTGGCTTTTTCTGAACTGCCTTCTGTTACCTCTAAAACAGACTGAAATTGCTCAAATTTACCAGCAACTTGCGCCATTTCTACGACACCTCGACCCATTGATATGATCGGTTGCATTATTTGTTGTCCGCCAATAGATGCTTGTACCCCTACGCCTGCAATGTTTCGTCCAGTATTTAATGCAGATGATATTGGAGCTTTAATACGAGCAAATCTTGCTTGTGCTCGTTCAACTAAAGCAAGCATACGCTGATGTTTTGCTAATTTATTATTTGCTTTTTCAATATCTGCCGATAGTTGTTTTTCACTTTGCGCAAAGTGCGTGGTGCTAAATCCAGCTTTGTGTAGTTGTTCTTGTATTTTTTTTAGTTGTTCTACATGGGGTTTATATTCTTTATTAATCTTGTTAATTGTTTCTTTCTCGCCATCAAGGGCTTTTGTTGTGCTTTTTACGGCTTGTTCAGTAGCTTTGCGTTCTGACTTTAACTTTTTAATTTGTTCGTTTGAATCTTTTATTGCCTTCTTTTGTGTTTCAATTTGTCGGGCAATACTGGAACGTGCATCATTAAAGCTTTTAAACCCCATGCCTTTGGCAAGAGGAATAGACATATTGTTATAAACCGATTTTAAGCGTATGACTTCTTCTTTGTGTTTATTGAGTTGTTGTGTCGCATTGCCTAGTTTCCCTGTAATGCTGTTAAATTTAGCCGTATTTGAATCCACGGCACTTTGTAATTGTTTGCTGTTTGCTTTTGCAGTATCTAGTGCTTTGGCATAGCTATTCGTTTCGTTACGCAGAGCTTTAAATTTTTCAGCTAAATTTTTAGTTTTATCCAATCCGCTTAATGCTTTTTGAGCATGTTTCACTTTTTCAGCTAATGCTTCCGCTCTACCTGCTATCGCCTTAATTGGTGCGGTTGCTTTATCTACTGAATTTAGGATAATTTGAATTTGTAAATTATTCATTTTTTCGCCTTATTTTTATTGACAAATAAACGTATGATTGCTAATAATCAAGAAAATAGAATAAGGAGCGGATATGAAAAACAAAAGAACATCTCGCACGTTGATCATTCTAAACATTGCTATGTGGAGCCTTGTTATTATTTCCACCTGTTTGCATTATCAATTTAATCCTTTTTCATTTATCTGGTTTGATGTTATCGCACCAGTTGGTCATTTTTTTGCAGTCGTTTTTTCTGCTTTATCTAGTTTTACTGTTTCAATGTATGAACTTTTTAAACCGGAAACATTTTGGGGCTGGGTATGGTTTGTAGTGTTTGTCGTGCCAATCATTTGTTTGCCTCTTTATGTGGTTTTATTGGTATTGTTTGCCGGTAAACTTTCACACCATGATACGGTGGTTCCACCTTCTTATTTAAAGTAATTAGCTTTTGCTAATTTGTTCTATCACCAATTTATTCAGCATTGATAAATCCTGTTCTGAAATGCCCAATAGTTCCCGTTGGGCATATCTCACTTTAAAATCCTTCTCTTTTGATGGTCGTGCCGTTAAACCGTATTGATGCACTGCAGCAATGGCGGCACTTGAGCCATTAAAACCCACTGAAACTTCGTTACCATTTGACCGTACTTTTAAATGACGGGCAGTGCGAAGTTTGGCGAACATGGCTTTGCGTTTGATTCGTCCTTTCTTTTTTCCAAATTCTTTACGTGGTTTTCTCGGTTCAAAGGCTGAACCATCGGGATTTTGTTGGCGTGCAATTCGGTTCGATTGGCTTTTTCGTAAGGCTTGCCCGATTTTTTGCCCAAGCTGTCTGCGAGCTTGTGGAGAAAGATTGGCAATAAGTGCGGTCAATTTTGCCTGAACTTCTTCTACTGTTGCCATTAGACGATATCACCCTCAAAAATTAATGAATCCCAGTTTTCCAAATAGACTTTTACTCGGTTTGGTTCATCCCATACTGGTTCTTTTGCGTAATGGATCTGTACGTTATTACCGTCTTTTTTCGACACGACACGTTCAGTGAGTTGGATTTCGAAACTAATGTCAGCGGTGTTGTTATTGTTGTAATCCACCTGGAATTTAAATGCATTTTCTCGAATTTGTGGATTTTCTAATATTTCAGGTTGATTTGTGCGGAGATAAGCCATCATTGGCACAATCAAGGTGGCAATATCGCCTGCATAATCAGTCACCACAACATTGAGTGTGTAACGGTATTCAAAACTAAATGATGCGGCACCTGTTGAGACGATTTGCCCACCGTCCACATAAAGTTGTAGATGGTCGGGGTTTTTTACAAAATCGGGGTGACTTTGTTCAAGGATTTTGCGCAGTTGGTTGGGCTTTTTCATTTGCGAAAATTCCGTTGTTGCATTTCAAATCTTTGTTGGCAAGTCACGCAACGTGTTACGCCTTGAATCATTTGTCTGCGCTTTTCTGGGATGGGCGCATCGCAATCTTCACAATAAAGGCGACTTATTGCTTTAAAAGTGCGGTGTTTTTTCAGGGCGATTTCACGTTGCATTTCTTCGAGCTGTTGTGCTCGGTCGAATTGATCTGTCATGGCTGTTCCTTTTTATTAAATTCATCCATGCATTTTTTTAAACTTGAGTTCTCGATAATGCATAAATCAAGGTGGTGCTGTGTCTGTAAATAGGCTTCGGCTAATTCACCATTGGTGCGAATTTGTGGCGAATAGGCACTGCACTCCGTGGTTTGCGGGCAAAGAATCGGTGATTTAATGACTTCCTGTTGAGTTGAGCACGCGTTTAACATCATCAGGCAAAGGGCGGTCAGCCCAATCTTGGTTTGATTTAAGTACATTTTTTAAATCCTGTGTTTGTTGATTTTGATTTGCTTTGAGGTTGTTTACGGCTTGGATAAGCTGTGCTTGCTGTTCGGCAAAATTTTGAACGCTATGATTTAACTCAATGTAAGAGTTTTGCCATTTCAGTTTTAGCTGTTCTTCTTTAAGCATTTCTTTTCGCCAGTAATTCGCCTCAAACCCCAGGAAAATAATGAGGAGTACAAGTAATATTGGTCCGATAAGTAAAATGCCTCGTTCTTTGGCGGTTAAGAAATTAAACATAGGTTTTTCTCCTTTTGACGGCGTTCAATTAATCCTTTTAGCGGTTTTCCTGCAGCGTAAATCCAACGTTCGAATTGACTGCACATGGCTTTGCTGTAGCCTTGGCGTGCCATTTTAAAAAGTGAGCTATTTTTTAATTTGCCACATCCTACGTTAAAGGTAATGGACACTAAGGCATCAAATGCACCTTGTGGCATGGTTTGACCGTTGGCGTATTGATTAACGCATTTTTCTGATTGTTTAATGCCTTTTACGTATAACTCGGCAATTTCTTGTAAGCTGTAAATTTTATTGCGGTCAATTTTTTCAACAGTATCGGTTATACCTATGCCGACTGTTAAAACATCGGCAGGGCATTGATAGGGCTTTTTCATGCAACCTTCTGCATTGCCAATCAGTAACAAGCCTTTTTCTGATGTTCGAATTTCATTCCCATGAGTGGCAATCACCAGTCCAACAACGGCGGATATGGCGCAGATGTATTTAGCAGAACGTTTAATCATGATGATGGATCCGTTGTTCGAGTTCTTTTTCTTTTAATTCAAAATCTTTTTTCTTGTAATACCAATTCACAAGAAAGGTGGCGACACCAATCACAATACCTGTAACCGATGCGACATCAGCCCAATTTACATTTGAGAACATATCGGCAATGCGTCCAATTAAAAAGGCGAATATTCCTGATGTGTAAGACGCTCTTGATGGTGTGTCGTGCATATCAGCTCCAAAGTTGAATTGTGTCATTTGCTACACTGATTTTTTCTATATCGGCATCTGGCAATATGACAGGAGTACCAATGGGAATAATGGGCTTATCCATTAAATGCGGATTGAGTTCGCATGTTATTTCGAGCAAGCCTTCACTTCGTCCAAAATGGCGATAAAGGATGGCATCTAAATTGTCATTTTGTTGTGCGTAAACTTGCATTAGATTAACTCCGCATCGACTCGTTTTCGGCCCAATATGTCGCTAATCGCAAAGCGAGCATCGCGGCGTAATTCATCAATGCTGTCTTTTAGTTGCGCCATTTTCTTTTCGCCATCATTGGTGCTGTCATAGCTTGCATAGCGTTCATAAAGGTTTGCCAGTGCCAAGCAACTTACCGCACGTTTATAACGATAAATCAGCACGCTTTCGCCATTGATGTAGGGGGCTGTGATCTGTTCTAAACCGTCGTGTTTACTTTGTGTTTTAAACGTAGAGAGTTCCGCATTTACGCTTGCCATGCCCTCAATCAAGGCATCTTGTAAACGTTGTGTGGTAATGGTGCCGTCTGCACGGTATTGATTACGAAATTGAGCGAGTGACATATCGGGGAAGAAACCGTCATTACTGATAATGTCATCTGACGTATCGTAATCATTTAACTGTTGCTGTACTTCGCCCATTTCATAATCAGGGGCAAGTTTGACTGATATTGCGCCATCGCTCATTGATTTACCCTTATAAAAAAAGTCGGGTGAGGATTAAATTAAGCACGGCCAATAAATCCGTCAGAATTTGACCGCACTTTTAATCCGCCCGACGGCTGCGTGGTTTGCTCTTTACCGAAACCGATTATTCATCGGCTTTGTTTAATTGCTTACGTAATTTTTTAATATCGCCTTTCACGCCAATTTTCTGATCTAAACCCAAAGCACGTTCTAAATATGCCAGTGCTTGTTCAGGGTTCTTTTCAACCAATAACAAGCCCAATTCACGCAATAATCGCGCGCGGCTTTCATCTGGCATATCGCAATCATCGGTGATGCGTTGGACTTGCTCTAAGTAAGCCACTTCGAACGGTTTATTGGCGGCTTGTGCGGCTTTGGCTTGGTCGGCAAATTCTTCTGCCAACAAGGTGCCAAGTGTTCGGGTGAATGGCTCTGGCAAGCGTAAATCATGAAATACGGCATAATCGGCAATCTGTAAGGCGAGATGATATTCGCCACAGTCAATCGCCCACACGCACCATGTCATCAAGACATTATCTTGTTTACCACTTCCGACCGATAACGCCCCTTCAATCCATGGTAGATAGTCAGGCAAAATTTGCTTTTTAAATGCGCCTTTGCGTTCCGTTGATTGGATGTTTTTCAAATCCTTTCGATGTCTCGCAAGAATACGGCACATTTTTTCGTATTCCGTAAAGTCGCTTAGATCTTCGGTTTCTGCCGCATTAGCAATAGCGGCAGAAACTTCCAGAAAATGGCGTTTGGTTGGGCGCATTATTGATTCCGTTATGCAGCCACAGGCGCAATAGGCGCAGGTGCCTCAAGAATGGTGATATTTTTCGCCATAGCGACTGCCTCGTAGTTTTCCACAACGTAGGCTTCGTTTGACGATAAATAATCTTCCACACGATTGCGTTCTGGCACATCTTTTAAGTGACGACGCACTTTGCCTTCCTGCACGTAGATAGATAAGTTATCAAGTGAGGTAATTAACACTGTGCCTTTCGGGAAGAATGGGACAGACACGGCTTGTAACCCGCCCACACGTTTTTGGCTAATGACGGTATCGCCTGCCAAAATTTCGCTTGGTTTTTCTTGGTTAATTAATGGGAAATATTTATCGGCTAATAAGTCGCTACCCATGATTGCAACCAGTTTTGTGTCGTCACGGTATTGTGCTGGAATGAAATCTTCTTTTAATGCAAAGACAAGAGCATCAAGGTTTTTATAGGTTTTACCTGCACCGATTTCGATTTTGCCACTGCTTTTTTCAATTTCTTTTAAGACACGAGCTTTGGCTTTATCTTCGATTTGGAATAACCAACCCTTATTCACATCTTGCAATAATGGATGTTCAGTGCGGTTTGTGGTTGCGGCTACACTTGTGCCATTCCAACCGATCATGATACGGTCTAATGCAATGCGTTCGGCTTTGAGGTTGCCAATACGTGCCGCAAAGTCAGGGAATTTAGCCCAACTGTCTAAGGTTGGATAATTTAAATGCGTGTCAAAGTTGGTTTGTTCGCAAGAATAGGTATTTTCTTGCAAGCTGTGAATGTCTGTAGTTTCACGTGCTTTGGTGTTGGTGTCAGTACGGCTTGCCACAGGAGAAAGCACACCTAAACGCAATGCGGAACCTTTCATTTCTTGCACCATCACTACATTGATGCGTTTCAAGAAATCAGAACTTTCAAGCACGGCATTTTCTAATTTTTGTTGAATAGTTGGCTCAACGGTAAACTGACCGCCATTCGCAACGAATGCCACATCTTCACCGTTATCTTGTGCAACACCAGCTACATAAGCATTAAATTTTTGTTTGGTAAATTTATTCATTTGGTTTTTTCCTACGATAAATTAAAAGAAGCGGCCGTCAGTTTCAGGTTGTTCACCGTAAACTAAAGGGCGAGGATTTTCGGGTTCAACAGGCTTTTTGAGTTCTGCAAACGTTGCTTGGATTTCTTCATTATCCGCTTTCATTTCTTCGATTTCGGCTTTTTGTTTGGCTAAATCGTCAGAAAGTGCGGTTAATTTTTCCAAGGTTTCTTTGGTTTGCTCGGCTAAAAGCTCAATGGCTTGTGTTTGATCAGCAAAGCGTTCATCGTCTGATTTTTCTTTTTTCGCAAACAAGCCTTTGATTTTTTCAAAGATGCTTTGTGTTTCTTCCACAAATTCCAATTCAGTTTCAATAGCGGCAGTGAAAATGTTGTCCGCTTTTAACTTGCGGGCATTTAAGCCATTGTGCGAGAAACTTAACATTTCTGTGCCTAGGCTTGCTGGGTTGTCTGTGACTGCTAAACCAACTAAATAGGCTTTGCCTGTGTCGGCAAAATTGGTGTCAATTTCTACGGAGGTGTAAACTTTTTGCCCTTCTTTGTTTAAGGCAATAAGTGCATCAGTTGGCTGTAATTCAGCTAAAAGTTGTAATTTGCCGTCTTCACGTTCTTCTGCTTTCACGGCTAATACATCACCAAAGCAATGAGAATTTGCTAGTTCTGGCATGTATAAAGAGAATTTGATGTGGTCGAGATTGATACGTGCACCATAGGTGTTTTTGGGATCGTAACTTTCGGCCATTTCTTCAATCCAGTTGCGTTGAATGGTGCGGCCATCTGTAGTGGCACCTTCTGTTGCAACAATGACCCATTTAGATTTTTTTGCCATTGGTTATCCTTGCGGTGGTTGGTTTGATTCAATGATTATCGCTATTCTGAAAGGTTTAATTTTGGTGGTCTATGAGTTGCTTTTGTTGTATGCCGATTCACAGAGTAAGCGGAAAGACTAACATTCGCCCCCTTTCTATTATGCGGTTGTGAATAGAAAGGATTAGGAATGGACGAACAAGTTATTAATCAACCTTCCCCCGAAGTGACGGCGGAAATCAAACGTAAAGCACAGCAGATGTATTTCAGTGGTTATAAAATCGCTGAAATTTCACGCCAGTTAAATATTCCTGCATCAACGATAGCCAGTTGGAAAGACAGAGAAAAGTGGGACGATATTGCGCCTGTCGGTCGGGTGGAATTAGCACTTGAGACAAGATTAAATTTGCTGATTGCGAAAGAAGAAAAGAGCGGTTCGGATTACAAAGAAATTGATTTGCTTGGTCGCCAAATGGAAAGAATGGCGAGAGTGAAAAAGTATTCTTTTGGTGAAGGTAACGAAGTAGATTTAAACCCGAAACTGGCGAACCGCAACAAGGGCGACCGCAAGAAAACCGAACCCAATGCCATTGATCAAGAGCAAGAAGAATCTCTGATTAATGGCTTTCTTGATGGGATGTTTAATTATCAGCGAATTTGGCACAAGGCGAAAGAACATCGAATCAGAAATATTTTAAAAAGCCGACAAATCGGGGCAACGTATTATTTTGCTCAGGAAGCCTTTGTTGATGCTTTGACTACTGGTAACAATCAGATTTTCTTATCTGCCAGTAAAAAACAAGCCTTACAGTTTCGTTCGTACATTGTGAACTATGCTAAGCGGACGGCAGATGTAGATTTAAAGGGCGAAACCATTCGCTTACCAAATGGTGCGGAATTGATTTTTTTGGGAACAAATTCTGCTACAGCTCAATCCTACCACGGCAATTTATATTTTGATGAAATTTTCTGGGTTACTAAATTTGAAGAGATTCGTAAAGTGGCATCTGCTATGGCGTCTCAAAAAATGTATCGCCAAACTTACTTTTCTACGCCTTCTACAATTGCCCATTCGGCTTATGCTTTTTTTTCTGGCAAAGCTTTCAATCGAGATCGCCCAAAATCAGAAAAAGTTGAAATTGATATTTCTCATGAAAATTTAAAAAACGGGAAATTTTGTGCAGATAGCCAATGGAAACAAATTGTGAGTATTTATGATGCGATGGAGGGGGGCTGTACTCTTTTCGATATTAATAATTTGATTGCAGAAAACAGTAAAGCTGAATTTGAACAATTATATCTATGTCAATTCGCTGATGATAACTCGTCAGCATTTAAATTTGGCGATCTGCAACTTTGCCAGGTGGATAGTTTGGAAGAATGGCACGATTACAAGCCATTTTATCAGCGCCCATTCGGCAATCGCGAAGTTTGGTTAGGTTATGACCCTGCATTTACTGGCGACCGTGCAGCGTTAGTGATTGTTGCACCGCCGAAAGTGGAAGGGGGCGATTATCGAGTTTTACATAAACAAACTTTTCACGGTATGGATTACGAAACACAAGCAAGCCGCATTAAGCAGTTTTGTGATGATTACAATGTAACTCGAATTGTGATTGATAAAACGGGGATGGGGTCGGGTGTTTACCAGGAAGTAAGAAAGTTTTATCCAATGGCGCAGGGCCTAGAGTATAACGCCGACCTTAAAAATGAAATGGTGTTAAAAACACAAAACTTAATTCAAAAACGTCGCCTTAAATTTGATAGTGGCGACAATGACATCGTGAGTAGTTTTATGACTGTGAAAAAACGCATTACTGGCACAGGGAAAATTACTTATGTTTCGGACCGTTCGGAAGATGCAAGCCACGGCGATTTATCATGGGCGATTATGAACTGCATTTTAAATGTGCCTTATGGTTTAGGCGGCGATGTATCAAGCAACAAATCAACAATATTTACCTTTGAATAGGATAACCCAATGAGCAAAAACACAAAAAAATCCACCGCACTTTCTACTGGAAATCAAGCACAGGCATTTAGCTTTGGTGAACCTATTCCAGTGCTTGACCGTGCAGAAGTACTGAATTATTTCGAAAGCGTGTTGATGTATGAAAAATATTACAATCCGCCAATTAATTTAAGTTACTTGGCTAAAGCCTTAAATGCCTCAGCCCATCACAACAGTGCGATTACGGTGAAGAAAAACATTTTACTTTCAACGTGCAAAACAACTGCACTTTTACCTCGTACCCAATTAGAAAAACTGGTGCAAGATTACTTGGTCTTTGGCAATGCTTATATTGAGAAAGCTGTAAATTTGTTTGGTAAAGTCGTATTACTCAAATCCCCCCTTGCTAAATATATGCGTGTTGGTGTTGAAACAGGTGTGTTTTATCAGATTGTGAATGGTTTTGATGAATATGAATTTAAAAAAGGTTCTGTCTTTAACTTGATTAATCCCGATGTGAATCAAGAGATTTATGGCGTGCCAGAATATTTGGCCGCACTTCAATCTGCTTTTTTAAATGAAAGTGCCACATTGTTCCGCCGTAAATATTATCTGAATGGTGCGCATGCGGGTTCGATTATTTACATGACCGACCCAACACAGAACCAAGACGATATTGAAGCAATCAAAACGCAAATTAGACAAACAAAAGGCAGTGGCAACTTTAAGAATTTGTTTGTTTATATTCCAAATGGGAAGAAAGATGGGATGCAAGTTATTCCATTGTCTGATGCTATTGCTAAAGATGACTTCCTAAACATTAAGAATGCAAGCCGTGATGATGTATTAGCCGCGCACCGTGTGCCACCGCAACTGATGGGAATTGTGCCGAATAATACAGGCGGATTTGGTGACGTTGAAAAGGCAACGCGAGTGTTTTTTATTAATGAGATAATCCCATTGCAAGAACGATTGAAAGAGATTAATAGTTGGGTGGGGGAAGAAGTGATCACGTTCTCTGATTACAAATTGCTAAATTAG